TTTGAATAGCATTTTGCATCTTCATTTGCTCTAACTGAGCCTGATTCTGCATCTTAGCTTGCTCAAGTTGAGCTTGCATTTGAAGCTTCTGCATTTCAGGAGTAGGTTGCTTAGGTTGACCTTTAGTAGATTCGTACTGCTTACGCAAATCGTCTGCTGTTTGGTCAATAATTCCTTCCAACTGCTTACCAGCTTTGAACGCTGTAACGCCAAATTTAAGCATTTCGCATAGCATTGGTGTCAATTCAGGGCTTGCATTTGCAGCAGGTAAAGCTGTCTGCATAAACTGTCCAACTGCAGCCAAGAACGCAATACGGTCAGCCTTTTCTTGTTGCTCATCCTGATAAATCATTGAGTCAGAAGTGACTTCAATGCGGAAGTTCTTAGAGGCTTCGTTTCTTAACAGGGCAATAGCCTGTGGAATCATTGCTTGGTCTTGAGGACTTAACTGCATAGCACCGGAGATTTGTAGCAATGTCTCATCGGTGAAATGGTTGCAGATAATCTGAGCTTTGATGCTGAGCAATGTAGTAGCAAAGTCCACTACTGCGTGTTGCATAGTCTTTAAACGACCAGCAGCATTGTTGGACTTGATAATCTGAGCACCCAATGTTTCGGATGGGTCAGTCTGTCCACGCTGAATGTCAGCAATACCCATCAACTCATAGATTTGTCCTTTGACTTGCTCCATAGCTTGATAGCATTGAGCCAAAGCCTGTGCAAAAGGGGCAATATCTACAAGGTCAATAGCACCTTTCATGCCTTGCTTCTCAGCAAAAGCAGCCCAGTTCTTTACTGGAATCAGGGTATTGTTCTCGCCTTCAGAGAATAAACGCTGCAGCTCTTGGTTAGAGGCATCGTAAACACCACGCACTTTAAGGGCGTTGATGAGTCCGTCAATACGGTCACATAAGGTGTCTAGTTCTCTAGCTTGGTCTTGGTAGATTACAAAGTCAGGGATTGGCTCTAAGCTGTCAGTAGTCAGAGTTGCATAGAGTGGCTTAGGACAAGGGAAGAAACACTCTAAACCGAGTGGGTCATCTCGTTCTTCAAGGATTTTGCCTAATGATTTGCTAATCCATAGCACTTTGCCAGTTTCTTTATCCCATACTTCATAAATACAGGCTTCGTATTGACCGTCTGCTGGGCGATAAGATTGCTTTAAATCTTCAGGCTTGGTATCTAATGGGATTTCATAGCCCATATCTTCACCGAAACGCTCTACCAATGCAGGGCGATTCATGTAAACCTTACGCCATACGGCTGTTACTTCTTCCCAAGTTCTACCAATCGTGTGACCAAAGTCTTTCCAATGGACATAATCAACTGGGCAGCACTCATACTCGATACGCTCTTGAGATTCAATTTCTTGACCTTCAGGTGTCTCTGCTTCATCTGAATCTTCGGTAATTTGGTAGCCATCATCCGGTGCTCCATCAGCTTCGTCAGCCATTTCGCCAACAATATGAGGTTCATAACGAACCCATGCCACTCCACGACCACCCAAAAGACGGTCAAGAACTGAGTTATTCATTGCAGATTTGTAGTCACCGTAGTGCTCAATCTCAAACTCTAATGCTCTTTCAAGCATCATTGAAGCTACACGACCTATAGGGTCATTGTCCCGAAACCTACGAGATACATCAGGTCTAGGAAGTCTTGCAAAGATAGCTGGTTGTATTGTTTGTACATTGCTCCATAGAATATTGAAGCGAGCATTTGGGTTTCGGTCATAGCGTGAATCATCCTTGTATTTCTTAACGATTCTGTCTACCCGGGCTTCCCAACGCTTATAGGCTCTCTCGTAGCCCACAATAGTGTTGTACCAATCTTCATAAGTGTGATTGACTTCTGCTTTATCGTATGCCATAGAGTTGCCCTAAATGTTGAATATTTTGGCGAAATGTTAAGTTATTTTACTCTTAATTCCTTAAATTCTACCAATAGTTTGCTTAGGTGTAGATTTCCATAGCTCGTTCAATGACACATCAGTTTGACCAACAAACACGCCTTTAGCTTCTTCAGGTTTAGGTGGAGGAGGTGCTACCAACTGCATAATCTGACATCCATAGGAGTAGCCGTCACCGTCATGGGATGCCCAATCATGTAATGGGCTTGAACCGAATGTCTTGGTGACATCGTTATAGGCATAGCTCCATGCTCTGAGACCATCCAATCCTTGCTTGCAGTTGGTCTTGTTGAACTTGACTCTAGGCGTTACCACCCTTGCAGCATTGATACGGTCAGCAATAGAAGTCATAGGCGTAATATCCACCTTCTCCTGACCAAAGTATTTCAGGAATATCTCAATCGCTGATTCTTTGGCTGAGAATGTCTTGGTTCTAGCATCATGTGGCAGCCATATCTTGCCCAATGGATTGCGTTTACCGGATAACTCGTACTTGCATAGGCGTTTATGCAGTCTATGAGCCCATTCTTCAGCATCAATACCAAATCCTGAGTCGTAATCAACAACATGGTAACCACCGATTTGAGGCTGCCAAAACCACCAAGTAGCTGTATCTCTACGGCCCAAGTCAGCAGTAATGATGATTGGCTGACCATCAGGGTCAAACTGGACATCATCACTAATCTTGCCTTCACGCTCTGAATTGGTCAGGGTTCTCGCCAATATAGCCCCCAAATTGGCAGCATCGAATGAGCAAAGGTACTCTTGCTCGAACTTAGACCTACCGTAATCCTCACCAAAGTCAGCAATATAGTTGTCTAGTTCAGCCTCTAGCTGTGCCGGGGTAAATATGCCTGTCTGAGTTGCATCTAAGACTTGGGCAAAAGAATCAGGATTATCTTGAGCTGCTTTGAGAGTTGTATAGGCATGATTTCTGCCCCTTGGCGTAGTGTTAAATATCTGCCAGCCGTTGTTCTCCATCAGAATCGGTCTTAGGTACGCTCTAGTGGCTGGGTTAGACAATGCCCACTCAGAATACACAATGCCTGCTGGAGGTGAGCCTACGAGCTTTGAAGGGTCATCTGAGCCTACTACCTGAAACATTGAGCCATTCTTCAGGGTAATCTTCATCTCATCGTTACGGACATTACTACGCAACTCATGAGGGAATGCCTCATCTATACGCTTTTTGCCTGTATGTGGATTAATAGCATCCCAAATAGCTTTACGAGCTTGGGAGTATTCAGGAAGCATATACCAATATTGGGCTACTCTTTCAAAGGAGGCAACTGCTGTCCGGTGGAGTGAAAGCTCATCCTTACCGCTTCTTCGATGCCAAACCAGCTCAGCGTGTTTACCACCTGATTGGAGGTATCGCCATGCTTCTAACTGGTAATCCCTTGGAATCCAGTTATTAGGAAGTCTAATGGTGCTCAAAACTGTACGAGTTGTACGGTGAGTGGGTTCTCTTTATCGCCTGCTAGTTCAGTTCTAGCCAGCTTAGGCATCGTGTACTCAAGAGCTTTGAAGTACAGGTCTAAGCGTTTAGCAGGGTCATCTATTTGATTGAGCCAGTCATCTAGCTTCTCGACATTAGCAGAAGTAAATGCAGCAATGGCAGCCTTAACATCAGCCGTAGCCTTGTTAGCTGCACCTTTGGGTCTGCCTTTACCAGCATTTCCCCTATTTTTGCCTATTTTAGGCTCAGTCTCTTTTGTCATATCCGTCAAGTGTTTGATTTCAATGAAATTAATTGTAGCCTAAAAATTAAGCAATGTCAGGGTCATGAATCTTGTTCATAGCCATGAGTAATGCAGCCTTACGCTTCATTCTGTCATTGTTCTTCTTGTTCAGAATGTCATCCTTACTGCCTACTGCTAGTTCTTGTGGCTTAGGCTTATTACGAGCTTTCTCGTTCTTCTCTAGCGTAGACTCTTTATGCTCACGCAATAGGTCATTACCCTTTGGGAATTTCTTGTTCATGTGTTCCATTACATATCCTTCATCTTTGAGGCAATCATCTCTTTACGAGTTGGTTTTGCTGTTTTGGCTGATTCTTTAAAAGCATCTGCAGTTGGAGCACCCTTACTACCGGGCTTTCTCATCTTTTCACCTGAGCCTGCTTTGATGCGTTCTCTTTTGGCATGGATATTAGCGTATAGACCGTTCATTAGCAGCTCCACCTTGCTCTTGCAGCTTTGCCTCGTTCACCTGTCCAGCCTTTAGAACGAGCACAGAAACTATCGTGTCTTGGCCCACTAGATTGTGGGGCTTGTAAATTGGCGTTGTTTTTAGCGTTATATGCTTTTCGACCAGCCTCTGTCATGCCTGCACCTTCTTCTACTGAAAGATAGTGCCTACCTTTACCTTTGGTAGTCTTGGCAATGGGCTTATCGTGCTTTTCTACTGCTGCACGAATTTGGTCTTTACGGCTCATTACATCTTCTCAGCTTCACGCTTACCTAAGAACTTGCCGTATGCCTCTTCAAGGGCTGCTTTACGCTTACCCTTAGCATTGTCTCGTTCTACATTGAGGGCAATAGCTACTGCCTGTTTTTTAGGCTTTCCAGCAGCCATTTCAGCCTTGATGTTTTTTGATACTGAGGCTTTTGAGCCTGAACGGTCTAACGGCATAGGATTCTCCTAGTTTCTGATAGTATAGCCATAATTCTAAAGGAAAACATGGACTTTAACGACATTTTTAAAGAGCTATTTAGTCTGACAAAAGATGGTTCTGTTCCCAATACTTCACCATTAGCTGAGAAGCTACGCAATCTTCCAGCGTTTGCCATCAATACCAAGTTATTCGGTCATGAGTTGGCTGAAAAATATTACGGCTACAAGAGGTTGCCTGAGAAGCATGATGCTTTTGCTCAAGGTTGGAAAGCTAGTGTCTATGATGATTTTCTGCAGGAATGGTTTATTTCTACCTGTGAAGAACTCAAGATTGCCCCTGTTTTGCACCGTAAAGTTTGGGAAGAAGCCTATGTAGTCAATACGCTACGGTCTAAACTCAAACCCGGCATGAAAGGGATTGTCTTTGGAGTTGGTGAGGAGCGTTTACCTTCCCTGTTTGCATCTTATGGCTGTGAGATAGTGGCTACTGACTTGAACCCTAATGAAGAAGCATCTCAGGGTTGGGCTGCAACTGCTCAACTAGGTTCTTTAGACAAGATTTATAAGGCTGACTTGGTTGATAGGGAGTCCTTTGACCGCCTTGTGACCTTTGAATATGCCGACATGAATAATATTGGTGAGCATCTGCATGGTCAGTTTGATTTCTGTTGGACTCTCTGTGCGTTTGAGCATCTAGGCTCTATAGAAAAGGGTCTGCAGTTTATTGAAAATACAGGTAAGTTGCTAAAGCCCGGTGGCATCTCAGCTCATACAACTGAGTTTAATTACAGCAAAGCAGAAGAAACCATTGATAACTGGGGTACTGTGCTGTTCCGAAAGAAAGACTTTGAATCTTTGTATGCTCGGTTATCTAGCTATGAGTTGCCACCAGTTAGCTATGATGTAGGGGTAAACCCTGTAGATTCATTTATTGATGTGCCTCCATACGCTTGGCATGAAGGACATAACGAGAAACTAAACCATTGTCACTTAAAGCTAATGGTAGACGGCTTTCCATCTACCTGCTTTGGAGTGTCATTTCAAAAAGCGTAACTTGTAGCTTGTTGAATCTACTAAGTCAGCAATGGCATCTACCAAGTTGCACAGTTGCTCATCTTCAGGGAGGTCTTTACGAGCTTCTTTGATGAACTTTTGTAGGCTCTGCATATACTTTACAGGGTCTTTTGGCTGGTGATAGGTAGCTGGGAAAGACTTAATCTGCTCATAAGCACCCATGTAAGCCT